CAGCACCCTTTAGACCTGATAAAAAGTCACCACCTTTTCCACTTGTAAAAAAATTAGTGAGGTTTGATAATAAACCCATCTGTTCACTGATTATCATTTCATCAAACCCCTCGTTTCTCAATCTTACCATTTCACCCAATAAACAATCAGCTAATAGTTCAATATCCTTTCTATTCTTTACCTCAATACTTTCGAAAATGAATTCAATTCTTTTTCTTACTTCTCTTCCTTCAGTAATAAACTTCTTTGTTTTTTGAATTTTCAATCTTGTTAAACTTTCTGATACTAGTGTAGAAAGTTCATCATTCTTTGATTCTTTAAGGCTATAATTTAATATATTACCTTGTCCACCTCTAATTTTTATTCGTTGCATATATTGTATTTTATCTTTAAGACCAGGAAAATTTATTGCAGTTGAACAATTTCTTACAATTGGTTTTATTTTGTCAATAGTGTTTTGGTTAATTGGAATTTCTTTTTGAATCAATTCGTAATAGGACAAAATTAGGTTTCTACAATCTTTTTTGTTAGCCCCTTTACCTAGTTTTTCTACCAATGATAAGGTTTTACTATAAATCTGTTTAGGGGAAAAATCAGACATAGGCTTACAAAGTTTAGTACCTTTTTCAAAGTAATCAGGATACTTAATGTCGATGTCGATAATGTCGTCAGGTCCCTTTTCAGGTTCAGGTACTGAACAAATCTCGTACCCCGAAAACTCAGGAAGTGCTAAAATTCTTATTTGTTCATCTTCCATTTTTTTAATTCCAACCCCCTTCTTTTTAGTTTTCCACATATAGAATGGTCTATTAGAACTAACTAAATCATCCATATATTGTTGTAATCCTTTTACAACATTATAATACATACCACCAGGTTTTAAGTCTGGGTCTTTCGCAACATCAGTTATATCATAATTTAATATGCCATTACCTTGTACACTTGCAAATTGTTTCCAACCTAAACTATTTTCTAAAGCTGATAACAATTCTTGTTGAACTTTTGATGTCTCAGGATTTGTTCGTTCTAACAAAGCATAACAACTCCATTTTGAAGTTCTAGCTACTTTACCTGTTTTATCATTTGTTGTACGATATTCTAAAGTGTAATCTGGTTTGTAATAAACAAACTTGTTGTTCGCGTTTTCAGGTTTTTTACTCAAAGCCGAAATAACTAATTCATTTGTTTCTGGATGTTGAGTAATTACATATCCTTCAGGGAAACAATTCGCCGCGGCAGCTGCTCTCAAAACTGGGTTTTCTATAGCTTTGAACTTTTCTAAAGGTTCATCTTGTTTATATTGTTCGAAAATTTTATACTTATTCATATCCTAATTTAACTATAAATATTATATGTCTTTTGCAAATCCTGCTGTAGGTAATGCAGAACCTTCAGGTGCAGCACCACAATCTTTCATAATTTTATCATATACTGATGTTGTAAGGATTTCACCATAACCCTTTTCCACCATTTTTTCTTTTAATGTTGGTGTAAACTTACCATCAATTGTGACTTCCAAACAACTTTGGACTCTCTTTATTTTATCATTAATACAACCAACTTCAAATGGGAAATCATCACATTTATTATACATAATTTGTTTTTTCAGTCCATCAGGTCCTAACAGAGCACCAAATAAACCTAATGATTTTTTTTCAGATTCACCAGATTTAACTTTTCCATCTGGTGTACAAGAATATGATGAAACCTCCTCAGTTTTGGGGTCAATTTTTTTACCATTATCAAACCACACAAAACCACCACCTTCATAAACTATAGTACCATCACTTGTTTTCTTTTGTTTTACATTCTTAGACAACGCAACACAAGGATATTTTTTCCAACTTTCAGGCACGTCTTTAAGTAATTCAGTAGCTGACTTAGATTTTTCAGATTTCTTAGTTTCTTTATTAGCGGCCTTTTGTCCCGCTGAAATATCTGAACTTATTTTAGTAAGACCATTATACGCATATTTTGCCATATCACCTAACCATTTTATACCTAACTTACTTGAAAAGTAAGCTACACTTTCACCAATATAAGTTGCTAATTTTCCAATACCTTTAGAAATTGTTTGGATTACTTTTCCAAATGTGCCCTTCCCGGCCAACGTTCCTAATCCATAAAAGTTAGTCAAACCTTTTGTATATGCTCCTAAACCTTTAGCTAAAGCTGGTGCCAATAATGATACAATATCAACTATGATATCTGAAATACTCCATTTTTTTCCAGACATCATTTTATAGATATCATAAATTAATAACGCTCCAAAAATTATTACGTTAGGGATTGTTCCTATTACAGGGATGAATGATACACCAGTCAAAACAGCTACCCCCAAAAATGAGGTTGCGATTGTTCTTAAACCTTCCATAAAACAATCAATATATCCACTACCTTTAGCACAAGTAAATGCTTTTGAAATCGTAGATTTTATATTATCCCAACCCCATTGTAACCAAGTTCTTTCTAATATTAGTGAGTCAATCAACCTTTCAGCATATAAAGTATTTAAACCTTTCCAACTATTTTCAAAAACTTTTCTTAAATCAGTTCTATCTGAACTTTCATTGATAAACAAAAGATTTTTTCCATATTTATTTTCCCACTCATTAATCACAGAAATTTGATTTTTGATACTCCCAATATTCATTGATTCATATAGGAACTTTCTTGCGGAATAAATATAATCATTCTCATTTATCAATCCCATATCAAATTTAACTTGGAGATTTTCCTTTAAAATATCGAGACCTAATTTTAGATTCTGAGAGTTATATTCGAGGATATTTTCATTTTCATCTAATGAAATTTTTACAATACCTTTATCAGTGAAAAAATATTGTAAATCATATGTTATACTTTGTATTTTTAATTCCGTATTCATTGTCTAAAGTAGTGTATTTGCTTTACCTCTCGTTATTTTATAGACATCTCTCCATTTAGTTAAACCAATGGGATTTGCTAAACCCCTTGTTGCGCCTGATTCCCACTTAGTAACGGTTGGGTATTTTGTACCTCCACCAGTACCACCTCCACCTGCTGGTGCGTCTTGTTCATCAATTTCACCATCATTTTTTTTGGTTGTGTATCTTTTCATCAAAGAAATAAGAGTATCTATTTCGTATTGTCCCATTAAAAAATTTCAGGTTTAGGTAATTTATCTATAAATAGAACGAAATATTCATTTAGGAATGAAAGGATTTCATTTTCATCAACAAATAAGTCATCATCCTCAAAATCTTCATAATATTCATCATTATCTTCTTCAAATAATTCATCAGGTATATCATTATGAAATTTATAACCAAAATCAGAAATGTCGATAAATGGTATTTTTGTCTCTCTACACATTTCTTCAGAATCAGTGTTAGTTCTAAAAGTAACTTCTAATACTTCTTCCAAATTATTCAGATGAAATGTTATTACTTCTACAATTTCCATTTTAGTAATTTTTAAATTTTTTAAACATTTCTAATGTTTTGTTGACTTGCTCTTGTAATGGTTCAACCATCTCCTCATCTAAATTTTCGTCAAAACCCAATACTGAAATTTTACTGAATGATGGTTCATCATCTTCATCATCAAAATGTAATTCATATGTAACCTCGTCATCTTCATCATCAAATGTTCCGTGTTCCATATCAGAACTACTATCACCAATCATATCTCTACCATCAAAACCAACATATTCTGACTCAAATTCATCATCAGGGCCACCAAAATCAAATGAAATATCAGGTAAGTATTTTGCACCTGTCATTGCATCAGATTCGTTGATATTCATATTTGTATATGTTTTGACAACACCCTTGTTACTTACAGTAAGACCTTGTTTGTCATTTGCAAAATCTTGGACATATAATGGTTGTTGATTTATTTGTTGTCCATATGTGGTCACGAAACCATCATAAACCTTTCTGTGTTGGTCTAAAATATCATTTCGTTCTGCTTGGTTCATTTTGAAAAAATAAGCGTTCATATTTTAAATTTTATTAAGTTGATTTTGTATTTCCTGAGAATTAGGAATATTTTTTGTTTTTAGTAATTCAGCTATTTTTTTCGCTGTCAATCTATCCATTTTACCAATTGAGGTTGTTAATCCATTATCTGTTTGGAATTTTTTTAATTGTTCTTGTGTTTCAGCACCAAATTTTCCATCCGCACCAAATCTAGCTAACTTATATCCTAACAATTGTAACCCATCTTGGAATGTTTTTACATTCCCTTGAATAGTGTAAGCACCAGTATCACCTTCAAATTCAGCAACCTCTTCACCCATAAATGCTAATGATTCTGCAGATGTTTGGTCAGGGTTAGCATCAGGTATACTATTTAGTATATCATAATTTATATCACTACCATCACTATTTAACAAATCAGCAGTTCTTTTGACAAAAAATGGAACTGCAACAGAATACCCTCTTCTACTCCAAGGTGCTCCAATGGCATCTTTCGTAAATTTCTCGATAGACATTTCTGCGGGTATTTTTTCACCATTTTTTGAAATATAAGTAACAAGTACTTTAGAATCGGTGACATTATCAATCATTATTTTGTCCGTTTTGAAGGCAGCACCTTTTAAACGATAAGTTTTACCAGGAACAAACCCCAACTTCCTCAAAAAAAGAGGACCACTTTTTATTTTTGGTAATTTTTTAAAGAAGTTTTGCAACCTAACTTTAAGTTGTTTACTTAATGTTAGTTGTCCTAGTTCTTTTGCTGTTGTTTTCAACAAACCAGGTTTTTTAACAACATCATCGGCAGTGGCTTTAACTCCAGGTGTTTTTGTACCTTTAGCTTTTGCCAAAACACCATCAAAAATAGTTTTTACTCTATCGTAAAATTTTTGAATATACTTGGATATATTATCTCCATGTTTACCTAAAATATTTCTAGCTAACTTTGATTGTAATGCTTTTTGAAGTAAATTTTTTATACCACCAAGAATTGTTCCTAAATTTTTTCCAATAATTTCTAACGCGCCCAAAACAGCCTTTGAAGCAAATCCTCTACCTGTTTTTATTGCATTTTTTAAAACTGGGGCAACAGCTTGTAGTGGACCGGGTAATATTACAAAAGCAAAAGTTATTGCTGCCATAGTGTATAGTGAATCTCTCTCCTCAGCAGGTTTAAATTGAGCTTCTATAATGTAACTGAGGGCATTCAAAGCATCTACGATAGCTCCTGAACCGGGAATTACGAAGTCCATTCCAGCAGACAATAAATCAGCCCCTGTATGAAGAATATCACTGATACTCCAACCTTCCATAATTGGAACTTCTTCACCTGTTTGACAAGAATATATTTTGTTTTCATACATAATATATTTTCCATCAGGTGTGTACTTACACTCTAACAATTTTTGTAAAGGTCTTACCTCATCCTTTACGATACCATATAAATTTAAAATATGACTTCTATCTGATTCAGAAATTATAAACTTTTGCATATTGTTTTTTTTTAATAAATACTATAAACTATTTTGTTTAATCAAATGTTATCCAATAATTGTTTTTTTGTTATGGTATAACTTTCTTCTATTTTTTTCTTTTTCTTTTTTTTGTTAAAATCTTTTTCATACATCCACTTATCAGCATCTTCTAATAAATTATAAGTTCTGCCATTATCCCATTTGACATTATATTGTTTGTGTCCAAACACAACTACATATGGATTATTAAACTTATCTATAGGAACAACAACACCTCCTTCGTAAGTCATATTTGGTTCACCTTCCATAGTTAGTAGAATAACTCTATCACCAACCTTTAATTCTGGATTAATCATAATTTTAGTTTTGTATATAAATATTTATACAATATTTATTATTATGAAAATTATAATCACCGAACAACAAAAAAGAATAATTATCACTGAAAGTACTGGTGAGGAACTTGGTAATTTAATCAAACAAAATACTGAAAGGGTAAAAAAAATTGTAAATGAAGCTCAAGACCAAATTGGTATGAACTTACAATTTTTATTAACTTGGGGTGCTGGTATTGGTGGTTTTATGGGTCCTGTTGAAGATTTCGTAAGAGGAAAATATCCTGAGATTGATGAGAACGAGTTAGTTTTAATTTTGATTGGTATAATTGCAACATATTTTATAGACAACAAAAAAATTGTTACAAAAATCTATACAAAAATACAAGAGGATGGTTTGAGTGGGATTTTTGATAGAATATTGAAAAAAACTGATACATTCACAAATACATTTATCAATTTTATTGATAGCTTGGGTTTAACTTTCCACAAAATAACAAATATGTTAAGCTATACTTTTATTATCCCAATATTACCTATGATATATCAAATGGTTGAAGATGGAAGTACTGAAAATGTGGATTTGAAACAATTAGCTATCAGAATTATTAGTTTTACAGGTTTAACACTTTCAGGTATCATCTTCAAAGAATTATTATCCAAATTAGTTAAAAGATTCAAATCATAATATTTGAGTTTTCAAGATTTATATTTTATCCTTAAATCAAAAAGGATAAATTATGCAAAAATTCGACTTTAAGGACATTACACTAGTTCCTGAAACAATTTCCACAATATCATCAAGAAGTGAAATTAATATTTTCACACCAGAGGGGTCTCTCCCAATCATAGTTAGTCCAATGGACACTGTAGTTAACAAAGAAAATTACGAAATATTCCTAGATGAAAACCTTGAGGTATGTTTACCTAGAGGTGAAAGGCCATACTACGACAATACATTTTGGTCAATTTCTTTATCAGACTTTGAATTAATGATACATAAACATAAAACTTATGGTACTATGGTTCATCAAAAAAGGATATTGGTTGATATTGCAAATGGTCATATGTCAAAACTATATGACTTGTGTAAGTATTTCACTGAAAATATGAAAAGTACAAACCAATTAATGATTGGAAATATTGCAAATCCTAATACATACGAGTTATTTGCCGAACTTGGTGTCGATTATATTAGAGTTGGTATTGGTGGTGGTTCAGGATGTTTAACTTCAGCAAATACTGGTGTGCATTATCCAATGGCTTCTTTAATATCAGAGTGTTATAACATCAAAAAGAAAAGAGGTTATACAACAAATATTGTTGCTGATGGTGGATTTAGAAACTATGATGATATTATCAAAGCATTAGCCCTTGGTGCCGATTATGTGATGTTAGGTGGAGTATTAAACAAAACATTGGAATCTTGTTCTCCTGTTTATTTAGGTAAACTCATTCCATTAAATGAAAATACCTCCAAATATGTTTGGAATAATTTCAAATTCCTTAGAAAGTTTATGTATAAGAAATTTAGAGGAATGAGTACAAAAGAAGTACAGAAAAAGTGGGGTAAAAATAAGTTGATTACATCTGAGGGTATTACGAAATACAATAAGGTAGAATATACATTAGATAAATGGATTGAAAATCTTGTAGACTATCTAAAATCAGCAATGTCTTATACTAATTCAAAAACACTTGAGGAGCTCAAAGAAACCGAATATGTGTTTATAACAGAAAATGCTTTGAAAAGATTTAATAAGTAATATCAAACAAAGGTAATCAGGACTTTTAATTCTTGATTACCTTTTATTACTCTATGATATACACCTTCAGGTATATAATACTTTTCACCAATAACTAATTTTTTAGGGAATTCGTTGTCCATTTGTAAAAACCAATCATCCCCATCCAATATTTCAACTAATCTATTTTCCCTATCACGATGCCATTTTAATTCCTCATCGTCAACATCAGGTGAAAATGTTCTTAATCGTTTATTACCAATTATTTCTTGTTCGAAAGGTAGTTTTTCCATTACCAACTAGCACTTGACTTTAAACCCAATTTTTTTGCGTGTCGACCAACATTACAACTCCAATAACCAGCAGTTGTTCTATCTTTCTTTTGGTCACACTTATGTCTTGCTCTAAATGATTTTGCTGCTTTTGGATTTCTATTTCTCACCTTTAGGTTGGGGTCACCAAATGTTACTTTCTTGATTGTTCCTTTTGGTGTTTTAACATATACCGCAAACTTTTTAGGTCCTCCTGGTGTTCTAAATGGTGAATTAAGTTTAACATTTTTTCCGTGATGTTTTGCTTCAAACAATAATTCTTCAACTTCCTCTTCATACATTGGAGCATCTAACCATACCTCATCCCCATTTTCTAATAAAACTTTTTTACCTAAATCTGACTCAACCAACCAAGTGTCCTCTTCATTCAATTCTATTTTACCATCATAATATAAGTTTCTTACCTCATTAATTAACTTAAAATATTTCTCAGAGTATATTCTAAAAATATTTTCATTCAATGGAATCTTATTTTCCAAATGATATTTTAAATCCTCAGAAATCATACAATGTTCAGTCAATTTCATTACCGGATTTAGTGATTCTCTTAGAACTTTCTTTATTAAGTTATCTAACTTGGTACTCATATATTTTGTTTTTAAAATAAATATCCTTATATTAGTAATGATATTTTATAATCACAATTAATAAATGACTATGTTACTAATTTTATTTTTAATCGTTCATACCTTTATAAGAATATACATTTTTGCTAAAGTATTTTATCTAATGTGTATGACTTATTATTATCCCGAAACATATCCTATTTCATTATTAACTTGGTGGATTTATTTTTTAATTTTTGATATATGGATTGACCATTTATTGAATAACAAAAAAATAGAAAAAGTAATAGAAAAAAAAGATGAGTCCATCGATTGAGGGATTTTTTTATTTTGTTAATCTTGTTATATTTATAAAGAAAAAAGTTTATGAAAGGTTACAATATAAAAGAATCTAATATACGTAAAGTTATCCGACAAAAATTAATGGAACAAATGGAAACGTCTGAACCAAAGGAAGAAAAAAAAGTTAGATGTGTTCCTGAAAATATTATGCCATTGGAGGAAATTGTAGGAAATGCTGGAGAGTATGTAACATACGCACCTGGTGTTACAAAAAGAAAAATGGGAGTTAATTCTATGGTAGATACTTTAGGTATTTTGAATAATTTAAGATTATTCAAAGACATCAAAGATGGTGGTTCTCACTTAGCTTACGATATGATGCACCATTTAAATAAGTTCAGAAACAAAAATTATTACGATGAAACAACAGGTGGTTGTAATAAAGCTATGGACAAAATTATTGAATTATACAAAGAAAACGAACACGGAACTGAACTTGTTAAAGATATTGAGAGAGTTTTAAATCTTCAAACTAAAGATGATGAATTAACTCCATCACCAAGAGCGAAAGAATACCTGAAAAGAGCTTTGGCTTTAGTTAAAGGTGAATAATCTAACCTCTTAGGAGGACTATTAGGACCGTTTGCTGTTACGGCAACAAAAAAAGAGGACATCGCTACGTCCTCTTTTTCTTTTATATCCTATTTATTAAGAAAATTTACTATGAAAAACAAACTATTTTTCGGATGGGAAAATATTAAATGGTTAATTAGAGAAGTTACTAATATGTATTCATCTAAAGAATCATTTTTTTCCAAAAAAAGGATTGAGTCCGGAATCGCTTTCATCATTGCACAATGGGGAATGATTTTCTTTTTATTAGAAAAACATTCAGTTCTAACAATGACTGATTTGATTATGTGGGCAGGTGTTGAGTTTGCAATCTCAGGTTATATTATTCACCAAATCCAAAAAGAAAAGAAAACTGAAGAACAAAAAGAAGAAACCCCCAACGAATAGTCAGGGGTTTTTTGTTTTACTTTACTTCTTCAAACTCTACATCTGAACCTGTAAAACCATCAGTGTTTTCAGTTTGTTCACTCACATTACTATAAAGTTCTTGGGTAATTTTTTGCATAATTGAATTAACATTATCTAACGCAGGGTCAATTTTTTCAATTTCACCAGTGTTTTTAGCCTCTTTTAATTCCTCCAAACCTTTTTTAACTTCTTCTTTGTGTTCATCAGAGATTTTTTCATCCAAATCCTTCAAAGTTTTCTCAATATTAAAGATTGTACTATCAGCCTCATTGATTTTTTCAGCTTTTTCTTTAGCTAATTTATCACTTTCAGCATTTTCCTCAGCTTCTCTCTTCATTCTGTCGATTTCTTCTTGTGAAAGTCCAGATGATGACTCAATTCTAATCGTTTGTTGTTTGTTTGTTCCCTTGTCTAAGGCCGAAACATTGATAATACCATTTGCATCGATGTCAAAAGTAACTTCGATTTGAGGAATACCTCTCATTGATGGTGGAATACCATCTAAATGGAATCTACCAATAGTTCTGTTGTCTTTTGCCATTGGTCTTTCACCTTGTATTACGTGAATTTCAACAGAAGGTTGATTATCTACCGCAGTTGAGAAGATTTGTGACTTTTTGGTTGGAATTGTTGTATTTGCTTCGATTAATCTTGTCATTACACCACCCATTGTCTCAATTCCTAATGAAAGTGGGGTAACATCCAATAAAAGAACATCTTTTACATCACCAGCTAATACACCACCTTGAATCGCAGCACCCAAAGCAACAACTTCGTCAGGATTTACACCTTTTGACGCTTCTTTTCCGAAAAACTTCTTAACTGCTTCTTGAATTGCAGGGATTCTAGTAGAACCACCAACCAAAATAACCTCATCAATGTCATTAATTGTCAATCCAGCGTTTTTAAGAGCTGATTTACAAGGTGCAATCGTTCTTTCAACCAATTTATCAATAATTTGTTCAAACTTTGCTCTTGTAAGTGTTTTTACAAGGTGTTTTGGTTGATTATCAATTACCATAAAGTAAGGTAAGTTAATTTCAGTACTTTGAGATGAAGATAATTCAATTTTTGCCTTCTCAGCTGCCTCTCTTAACCTTTGGATTGCCATAGAATCATCATTCCAAGCACCATTGTTCTCATTTTTGAACTCGTTTTTTAACCAATCAGAAATAGCATTGTCAAAGTCATCACCACCTAAGTGTGTATCACCATCGGTTGATAATACTTCAAATACACCACCACCTAATTCTAGTACAGATACATCGTGTGTACCCCCACCACAGTCAAAAACAACGATTTTAGAGTCCTTGTTTTTCTTATCAAGACCATAAGCAAGAGCAGCTGCAGTTGGTTCATTGATAATTCTCTTAACTTTCAGACCCGCAATCTCACCAGCTTCTTTTGTTGCTTGTCTTTGAGCATCATTGAAGTAAGCAGGAACTGTGATAACGGCTTCAGTTACTTCTTGACCCAAATAATCTTCAGCAGTTTGTTTCATTTTCTGTAACACCATTGCTGAGATTTCTTGAGGTGAGAATTGTTTATCATCAATCTCTACTCTTGGGGTGTTGTTTTTCCCTTTTACGACCTTATAAGGAACTCTCTTAACCTCTGACTTGGTTTCGTCATAATTTGAGCCCATAAAGCGTTTGATTGAATAAATTGTTTTGTCAGGATTGGTTACAGCTTGTCTTTTTGCTGGGTCTCCAATCTTTCTTTCACCATTGTCAACAAATCCAATGATTGAAGGGGTTGTTCTTTTACCTTCATTGTTTGTTATTACAATTGGTTCTCCATTTTCCATTACGGCTACACACGAGTTTGTAGTCCCTAAATCGATTCCAATAATTTTACTCATATTTTGTTCGTTTTTGTTTGAATTATATTGTTTATTTTTTATGTAGTCAATTCTACTCACAAACATTTGTTATAAAAAATTAATCCAAACCTTTTTAACCTGACAAATTGTCAGTTTTAATGACAAAACATAATTTTTTTTATTATTTTTATAAAAAAATTGATTTTTCTAAAATCTTATCGTATTTATTCCTAAAAGAAAAAAAATGGACATCAATCTAAACAACATATACAATTTTTAATTCATAACCCCCTTATTATTAGGGGGCTTTTTTTTATAAACCAATAAACAAAATTAATAACAAAAATGAAAAACACACAAATCTACAACGAGTTAGTACAAAAGATGAGAAACTTTTTCCAAGCCAAAGGTTTCTTGGAGGTTCCAACACAATCTAGACTTTCAATCCTTGCCGCTTGTGAAAATCCACATAGCATCACAAAATTTGAATATTCAGGTGAAATTTGGCCTTTACCACAAACAGGTCAAATGTGGTTGGAATATGAATTACTTCTAAATCCTGAATTTCCTGGTGTATATTGTATCTCCACATCATACAGACAAGAAGCAAACCCAATCCCTGGTCGTCACGACTTAATCTTCCCTATGTTCGAAGTTGAAACAAAAGGAACTAAAGAAGATATGGTTAAACTTCAAGCGGAAATGTTAGAATATTTGGGATTTGATATTCCAATAGTTGTAGATTATAATGAACTTTGTGAAAAATACGGAACTGAAATCCTTGAAGCTGAACACGAAACAAAAATGTGGAATGAAATCGGTGATTCTATCTCACTTCAAAACTTCCCATTGAGAACAAATCCTTTTTGGAATATGCAAAAGGGTGAAGGTGACAAATTCCAAAAGGTTGATGTTATCCTTTTCGGTCAAGAAACAATCGGTTCTGCTGAAAGAAGTTGTGATAAAGAAAGTATGAAAGAAATGTTCTACACAATCGAAGGTGGGAACTACTCAGCAAAACTTTTTGAATTATTTGGTAAGGAAAGAGTAGAAAAAGAATTGGAACATTTCTTATCTTTGGATTTCTTCCCAAGATTTGGATGGGGTTGTGGCCTTACAAGATTGGCAAGAGCTTATGAATTGAATCTTACAAAAAAACTTACTGAAGCAATCATTTAATTATGGCGAAAAAACTAAACCCTGAACCTCAAATGACACAAGATACCAAATCAGAAGTTGTTATAGACCACGGAGATATCATCCAAATATGGAAATATGACAAAAAATTGGGTAGAAATGCCTATGAAGTGGAAAATGTTTATAAAGGGGAAGCTAAGTTTAGTAAATTAAAAAAGGGGTCGAAATAGACCCCCTTTTTTTTATTCTTTTTCCTCTTTTCCTGAGTATTTAACCCCCATTATTGTACCGATTATACTAAATGCGTTAGTTAATAATATACCTAACATATTTGACCAAGTAGAACCAATCATTTGTGTATCTTTGTTTATTACTAAAGCCAAAATATACATAAATGTGGTTATAATACCGATAGATATAATAACACCTAATGCAATTCTCACGATGTTACCAATTAATTCGGTTTGTTTTTTCTTTTGTAGAACATCCAAATCATTAACCGCTGCAGTTTTGGCTTCTTCTGCTTGGATTCTTGCTAATTCTGACTTGGCCATCTCTTGTTGAAGTTCCACACTCATTCTTTGGTTGTCTTGTTGCCAAGCAAGTAACTCTCTATTTTGAACTTCGAAAGTCATTTTTGCCTCCTCAACCTCTTTCAAAGAAACTTGGAGTTCATCCATTATTCTTTGATTTTCAGTATTGAGTTCAATTAGTTCTTTGTTCTTTTCCTGAACTTGTTTTGTTATTTCTAACCTTTTTTTTCTTGTTTCTTTATCTTTATCCTTACAATTCTCAACATATTTAGCAAAATCAGGGTCATCTGAAGAGTCAATAATCTTCAAAATATTACCTTCTAAACCAATATTTTTCTTTTCGAGTAATTCTATTAACTCTTGTTTTGTTTCCTTATTAAATTTCATTATTTATACACCTTAAATGAGGCAGTTCTTTTTTTATAGCCTTCATAATCTTTTTTGAATTCTTCTAATCTAGGTTCGATATCATCAGATTTTATAATCCAAAATTGTGCGCCAGCTTGAACAGCTTTAGCTTGTTCTTCAGGTTCATTAGATGAGGATATAATCCCTATAACCACATTATTACCATACTCAAAGTTAATCTTTCTAATCAATTCTATACCATCAAAGGAAGAACCAATTATATTTAAATCAACAAATACACACTCAGGTCTATCTGAATAATCACCACCCAACCATTTTTGAAAAAGTTTAGCGGCTTCATCAGAACTATTCAATGATTTTAGTGATAAACTAATATCTAATAAAGAACAAGCGTCTTCAAAAACTAAATGGAACAAGTCCTCATCATCTACCAACATTAACGAATCAATCATTTTTTGTTTTTTTTTTATTTTATGTTTATTTTCATTTTAGTACCAATATCATTTTTTTCACATGTAATTTCAAATCCGTGTTCTTCTAAAATTGCAACACAAATATTTAACCCTAATCCTGTACCACTCTCTTTTTGTCCTTCTTTTCTTGTATATGGTTTTGATAAATGGTCGAAATCTTGTTGAGTGATTCCTCTACCATTATCTTGTATTATTAACAAATCCCCCTCCATAAATATTTTAACAAATTTCGTATCAGAATCGTTATATTTCAAACCATTTCTTATCAGATTATCAATTGATGTACAAAACAATGACTCATTCACATCTTTAGTTATTAATTCCTCGATATGAACCTGACTTTTGTATGAGGTTGTTGTTAAGTAACTTTCTAAAATACTTTTTAGATTACATTCTGTTTTATTTAATACAACATCTTTTTTTACTAAGTTTGTAAATTCATAAACACCTTTATAAACTTTTTGAGCATGGCTCAACCCATCTTTAATCATTTTAAATGGTGCTGTTATTTTTAACTCCTCTATTTGTTCAATAGTTAATCTTCGTTCTAATGAACTAACTCCCCTAGGTATGTATGTGTTAATACCTGAGTGCATATCGTGTCTTAGAATCTTTGCTGCGTGTTCTAAATAAGTGTTCTTTTTCTCAATTTCTATTGATTGTGTAATTCTATCAGTTATATCTGTTGCAATTTTCATTACTCTTTGTACTTTACCATCTATATCAAATACAGGATTATATGAAGCTTGAATCCAAACTTTGTTTTTATCTTTAGTAAACCTTAAAAACTCATCAGTAACATATTCTCCACTTTTTAACAATTTCCAAAACTCTTTATATTCAGGAGATTTTGAATATTCCTTTGAAACAAAAATCTTATGATGTTTACCTTTTAATTCTTTTTCTTCATAACCCATTTTTTCACAGAATAAACTATTAGCAAACATAATTTTACCATCCAAATCAAACTCAATAACCATATTCGATGTATTAATAGCATTCATCCTATTTTTTATATCAATTTCTTTTTTCTTGACTTCTGTTACATCATATCTGATTGACATATACCCCAAAAACTTACCATTTTCATCAAAATCACCTTTTATATATGAATCAACCCAATATAAGTTACCATTTTTATCCCTATTTGTAACAATCTCATTCCAAATCTTTTTCTCAACGACAACATCTTTGTACATATTAGCCCAAAACTCCTTGGGATGTTTACCCGAATTAACAATACTATGGTCTTTTCCTCTTACTTCATCTAAAGACCATCCAGATACTTCCTCAAACTTTTTATTTACATATGTTATTCTACCTTTATTGTCCGCTTTAGAAACCAAAACAGATGTATCAACAAACTTTTCGAACTCTTGTAAATTACCTCTCAAAATATTACTTTCTTTAACCGAATAAGCAAAAGAATATAGTGATGATAACATTTGAGCAAAGTTAACTTCTAATCCAATCCATTCCCTTAATGTTTTACTCTCAATACACACAACACCAATTACATCGCCTCTGTACATAATTGGAACATCCAACATAGATTTAATACCAAGGGGTTTCAAATACCCTTCAACAAAACAATATGTTGCGGTATGAGTTTCAGCATTGTTTGCAATAATAATCGGATTGATTTCTAAGTGTTCAAAATAGGCGATAAAATCTTTTTTATACATTTCCGCCCCACTATACCATTCATCTTCTTTTTTAATATAAAGTTGTTGACAGATAATTGAGGTTTTATCTGAATTATATAACCAAATTGAACATCTATCAGCATCAATTGATTCTGTTACTTCCTTTGTTAAAGTTTTTGCCCCATCCTTTACATTTCCTTGATAAAATAATGAATTGTGTGATTGTGATATAAGAACTTTGTTAAGTTTTTTGGAGTATTGTGTTAATTTTATATTATGTTTTAATTTATTAGTATATTCTTTTACCAAGATTGAAAAGAATGGTAAAAAAACAATAA